GTATTATCCCAAAATAACTGACCAGCGACAGGATTTGCAGGATAACTTCCAGCTATATTACTGAAATTTTCAAGCAAATAAAGAAAATTTTCATTAAGTGCAAGACCATAACCAACATAATTTTTACCAATAAAAATCAAACTTGTGCTAGTGCTATTTTCAGTGTTATCATTAACAATGAATGTTGATGTTTGTGCTGTATTTTTTAAACTATAACTCATTTATTTTGTCCTAAATACAACATTAAAACCTACCTACACTTACTTCAATAGTTTTTATACTATCATCATCTATATTTTCTAAACTTTTTCCTATAACACAACCTGCTTTATATTTTGATTCGTCTATAGCGCATGCAATACCAGAAATATTACTATTAACCAAAACTGTTCCTTTATTTACAGGACCAAGCACATTGCATGGCACACGACCAGTAAGTGCTACAGGTAACCAATTTGTATCTGTATAATTATCATTCATAAGATAAGCTGGATTTTGTGAAATTATACCAGCAACAGCAGTATTATGTGATTTTTCAGATACTGTAATATCAAATTCACCACCAAATACAACTACGGTACCGCTTTCATATTTTTTATCGCTGCGATACATTTCAGCCAAGTCAGCATATTTTGCAGTAGAGCTTGTTCCAACAAAATTAACACCATAGATATAATTAAAATAACTTCCTATAGCGCTACCTATATTTGCAGATAAATTTGCACTAGGATTAATACTGCCAGTCACACTAAAACTATTGACATTTAAAGTAGTTGCGTTTAGATTACTTGTGTTAATAGTAGGTGCAGTAACAGCATAACCATAGTTAAAGGTTATGCCAGGTATAATTCCATTATTCCATATTCCATCAAGTGATATAGGTGTAAAAGTTGAATCTGTGCTGTATACTGCAATAAGATTATTACTATTGTAAATACTTGTAACTGAATGTACATTTCCACGATTATCAGTAACGTTGCCAACTATGGGACCACTTTTTCCTTGCGAAGCTGTGTATAACGGTGATACTGGATACCAAGTTGAACCAATATATGTTTTAAGTTGAATAGCTACGGTATCTAACCAAAAATCACCATTTACCGCATTATTTGGCTGTAAATTACTTACAGTCGTTGGATTAATACTTTTAAACAGTGTTCCATCATATACATTTAGGTGACCTTTTGTTTTATCCCACCAAAGTTGACCAACAAGTGCATTAAGTGGCGAAGTTGTACTGGCGAAATTTTCCATTAATCGCACAAAATCTTCAGCAATTATTTCTGCATAAGCAGCATAACCTCTGCCAACCAAGTTTAGACTTGTTGAAGTATCCAACGAACCATCATTTACAGTGGTAAGTAGTGAACCATCGGTGTGATAAACATTATAACTCATTCAAACCTTCCTAGTTTATTTATGGAATTACTGAACGAGACGAATACCCATACTACTATTGTTATAATCTATTACACCATTCTGATCGGCTGATAAAATCAATTTAATACTATCATTTGCAGCACATTGTATAAATCCAGCCGCAGTCATTGGAACTTGAACACTATTTGCACCACTACTAATATTTTTAGCTCGTGCGCTAATACCTGTGTCTGTATTGTTTTTATACCAGTTCATTTGTTGTGTAGTTTCTGGACTATAACCAACACTAATGAATGTTGCTGTAACTTCATATATTCCATCAATAGGACATGTAAAAACACCAGTTGATGCATTAAAATAACTACCAATGTTGATAGTAACAGTAGCTGGTCGAACAGTGAATGGACTACCAACCAGTCCACTGCCACTAAACACGCTATTTAAACCAGTTGAGCCATACATACCAATGCCTTGAAACACTGCATTTTTTGCAGCACTAACACGACCATAGGCATCAATTGAAAATAAATTATTTCCACCAATTTGAACAATGAAGCTATTTGTTCCACTTACACGATTTAAACCATCATTAGTAGTTTGTGGACCAATAGTTATGAAAGCACCATCATCATACATTTTTAATTGTTGATTTACACCATCCCACCACATATCATAAACTTGTGGATTTGTTGGTGTAGTGTCACTGAATATTATATTAGATAAGTTTTGCCAATATGGTGAAGTGCTACCACCTCTGTAATATTTTAATGTATTTGCAGAACTATCATACCATAATTGACCTGTAATAGCATAAGCAGGTGATGTAGCATTTGCAAAGTTTTCAAGCATGCTAACTAAATTTTGATTTAACAATTCACCATAAGTAGGAAAATTTTTACCGATAAGTGTAATAGGAACTGCAGTTGTATTAACTGTTCCGTCTGTTACAGTTGTAAGTTGAGTTCCATTTGTGTGATTAATAAAAAATGACATGCTTTATACCTGTGATGTTAAATTTGTTAATGTTTGCACTCGTATAGTATAATCAATTTGAATTAAACGATTTAAACTTTTTTGTATAGGGTGAAAAATTACATGTGTAATTAAATTTCCTGCATCAACTATACTGCCATTCCATGACTTAATACCTAATTCATCAAAAACAAAAGCATCATTTAAATTTGTTGTATTATCAAATGCTTGTTGTCCGCTTGGTTCACCGTAGTCAAGTGTGCATGTTATAAAAATATCACTATAAACTGTGCCAGCAGTGTGGCGAATTTCTGTTTTATTTCTAGTAGGATCTAAATTATATGTTGAATTATTATCTACAACTTTATAGTATGTTTGGTTGTACAGTGAACTATTGCTACCACTTGTATTAGTTGGTAAATATGTAATAACACCCGTTGGGTCTACACTTGTGCCACCATTTCCAAAAGCCATTTCACTAATCCAACCTTGTCCAATATTTCCCATACTTTGTGCTAGTGATAAACTAAAATTTTCATAGTGAATAGCATTACGCTTGTTGACTAGCACTTCACCACTTTGTGGGTCAAATATTTTTAAATGACCTTGTAATAGAACACCACTTTGCTCATTTGGTTTATTCATTTCATTTTTCCTACTGGATTTTTCACTGATGTTATTTATTGGTTTTTTTTGTCTTGATTTATTCATGTTACATTTCTTATAAAAATTGCTTGCTGTGTATTACTATTTTGTAATGATTCACCAATTCCAGTAAATAATTTTCCTTGTTTAATAACCTGACCTGGATTAACAAGTATGCTTGTTACGAATGACAAATTATTACTAATTAAAATATTTCCTGTTGCAATAGTTGTTATATTTGCAGATAAATTTGCACTTAATGCAACTGTATTGTTGCCTTTGTATATATTTGTTACCGTAGTTGCATCAGGTATAGCACCATATACATCACTAAAAATTAATTGATTTACTAAAATATTGTCAGAATTATTAACAGCAATTAAATTTGAACCAGTATATGCGTTAGCAGCAAGTATTTTTCTTACTGGTTTACCACTTATAAATGCAGATTTACTATCATTAAAGTCTGTTACTATAGTCCAATAATTATTATTAGTAGGCAAATTTCCACGTGTGTTTTGTAATGCTTTATAGATTTTTCCACTATATTGCACAGTAGAATTTTTAATATAGGTTGTATATGGAGAGTAACTTTTAAGATTAGTATAATCCGGTATTTTAATAAAATAATCAGCACTGTTAGGTATTTCTTGATTGTTACTTGCATCTGTAACAATTGTGCCAGCGCTATAAACATCACGTATTCCAGTGCCAGCAGTTCCACGACGAAGGTTTCCAAGTGCGTCGTTTATTAGATCAATATAACCATATGTGATTCTTTCACCACCAATAAAAACAACGCCAGCAGTATTAGTTGATGGATCAGGCGACTGTAGAAGAGCTGCATTATCAACATAAATCAAATCATCGTCATATGCTAGATCTGCAGCTAATTTTGCAACATGCTGTGGTATTATTGCATAATATTTTGTATTATCATTTAAATCTTTAAAAGCACGGTATTCAATTGTGCGATGGCGTGTATCATTACCAAATATTCTAATTACTATTGTTCCAGTTGGTGCAATATTTAAATTATTGTCTAGTTGTATTCTTTTTGGGTTTACTAGTATATAATCTTTATATGGCAGTAGTCTAAAACCACCACTAGTATTTGGTGCTTTATATGTAATATAAATTTGATTGATGTTGGTTACGGCATGTGGTAAATTAAAATAAATATTATTATTAATTGTGTTTGTTTCGTTATCAAATCCACTTGAATCTAGACCAAATGTATCAAATCCAGTGTTTACAATATCAAAATCTGATGTGCTACCACTGAATATTTTTGTATATATATCTTGGGCATCATGGTTGCCTTGAGTTAAAACTGAAATTTTACTATTATTTGGAATCACTAAGTTTTGATTTAGTGTTAAAGTATTGCCGCCAAATATTCTAAAATCACTGTTACTGCTATCACTAATAGTAATTTTACTATTAAGTAGCGGTACACGTGCAAAAGTAATTACTGGTGGAACTAGTGCAGCAGTATCATGATATACAGTATAATCAATACCTATCGTTTGAGTTATATTATTAACAACAACTGTAATTTCACCATCAGTAATTGATGAAATAGGTTTGACATAGCTATCAGTCATGTTGTAAGTGTTAGTTATGCCATCACCAATAAAATATGTTTGTTGTGGTGGAATTAAATCATTACCGTTTAAATTAACAATTGAGTATGCACTTAAAGGTTCACTATATAATTCAGGATTACTTAAAGTAAAAGTATAATCTGCTGGATAAACAGTATTTGAACTTGTTATAAATGTTTGTTCGTAAATTTCTTGATATGCACGAGTTCCTAGTGCAAGTGCGTATAAGTGAATTTGAATATAGTCTAAATTATTTGGCGGTGTGTCAAAGCGCACTGCTAGGATTTTTTTACCATTTTGTAATTTATTTACCAAGTTCCAATTAGATACAGCAAAACCATTTACTTTTACATATGCTTGTTGTATTTGTAATGCTACACAATCATCAATTTCAAAATCTGTTCGAATGCCATCTGCAAAGAAAGAAGTATCTAGAATCGTATTTAAACCATTAGCACCAAGCATTATAACATAAAAATAAGTATTAGCAGATGGACTATAGGATAGATTTATTTGTTCTTGTAACCAATCAACACTATAATCAATGCCTTCTGCTAACGGTCCTTTTACCTTATCTAAAACAACAAATTTTTCAATTCCACCTATTGGAAAAGATACCCCAGTAACATCTACTGCAAAATCAATATACTTAGAAGTATTTGATGGCGCAGTAAATACCTTAATATCTACACTTCCATTACCCAAAGGCAATGTTTTTACACGAATATCAAGAGTATCAAATATTTTACCTGGCACAAATTCTTCTGGTGCATGACTACTGTATTCATCAAAGAACTTACCGCCATCGACATTAATATCTTGTGGACGCAGACCTAAGCCACTATCTGAATAATCACTTTTAATAATTGTATCTTCAGCTTGTGGCCCATATATATCAATTACATTAGCTACATCGCTAGTGCTAAAATCATAAGCAATTTTATCATAGTTAAGAACATCATATCCAGGCGTTTGATTAAAATCAGGACCACGAACGCCTACACCACCATATTCCATACCAATCATAAGTTGACTTAAATTTCTACCAGCCATACCACTTTTTGGGCTATAATATGCCCAAATACGGTCAGCTGCATTATCAAGAGTTGTACCAGTATAATCTGCAAGATATGTTGTATCAAAGATAGAACTGCTAACAAAATTAGCCGTAGCAATATAACTTTTACGATTGTAAATTACAACATCGTTGATTGCATATGATGTTTTTGGATACCATACCTTAATTACTAAAAGTAGAAATTTTGTAAAATCAAATACATTTGTACTCGTATGCGCAGTAATAGTTTTATATGGTTCATTATTATATACTATGATTGTTCCTACGCTATAAAATGTGTATTGTGACCAATCTGCAATACTGTTGCTATAGGTATATCGATCAAATTTTATATGTGTATCAAAAGTGCGAGGCAAACCATTACCAATAATTGGAATTATTACTGCTCCAAATCCTAAACCATGCACAACTGCTGTTGCATAAGTATAATTTTTGCCACCATTTGTAATTGCAATATCTATTATTTCACCACTTACAATAATTGGCACCGCTGTTGCGCCTGTACCATCACCTTTAATTTCTATGGTAGTTGATCCACTATAACCTCGTCCACGATTTACTATATCAATATGTTGTATGCTATATAGATGATTTGACATCCACGGTTGATAAACAGGTTGAGTTTCAAGCACTGTTGTATCGATTACATTCCCATATTGAGGACTACGATATTGCAAATTTGTTACATTAAAATATGGTTGTAGATCAAAATCTGTTGTATTTGTATTAGCAATTTCAATCGAATTAGTATTATCATATTTTGCAATATATTTTTTTAACTTAGTATGAAATGGTTTTATTTCACTGAAGAAACTAGTCACTATAGTTTCAGGTTGAGGTAGATATACGGGCAGTGGATCTAAGCCACGAATACGATGGTAAATGTCTACAAAGGACGTTTTCATAAGCCAATCTGTTTGTAAATGTTGCGAACTTATAGTATCAATCATCAATTTAATTAGTGATTTAAAATCGCTACGATATTCATTAGTCATAAGTTTATCTTTAATAATATCAAAAATATAACCAAATTCTATTGCGCTGTCAGCAGCATATGCAATATTTTCAAAACTACTTGTTTGCCAGCCAAACCCACTTACATTTATATCATATAATTTGCTGCTAAATTGAATAGTAGCATTTTGTTGACCTAATAACTCAAGACCTGTTGATGTCACTAAAACCCATTTCCAACCACCATCATAGCTGTTAGTAATATAAATTATATCACCCACTAGCAAAGATAATCTTGAAATTTCATTTTCTTTATTCAAAGTGTATTTTGGTAATATGTTAGCATTAAATTTACTACTATACCAATCATTATATGACCAATATGCTTTTGTATCATATTTTTGAACTCTATAAATTTTCCATATTCGAGTATTGTTTGTTGTTACCGCTAATCTGTATAAACCCCAACCGCCAAGTGTTGAAATACCATGCGTAACTAATACACTATCATTTATATTATAGATATTTTTATCAAGATATCCAAGTTCAGTGATATTTTCAACTCTTGTAGCATATACATCTGCCAATGGTTCTGGTTCAGATATACTCAGTGACTCTATTGCTTGTTTTCTTACTAGATTGATGGGATACTTAAGACAAAAATTATTTACCTGTTCAATAAACAATTTTTTAGCAGTAGTATTATCACTAAAAACAGTTTGTCTTGGACGTATTGAGGTGCCATATCTTTGAGCAATAGGTAGTTTTACGTCTGGGATTTGGCGTCCAGTGGCATCTTCACCACGCAAACTATCTCGTAGCTTAGTTAAAAATTCAGCAGCAATACCTAAGTCTGTTCCATCATCAAATAGTGTCCATTCACTATGTACAAGTTGTGGTTTGATTGTGTTTTTATATTCAATTACTATATTTGTATCGCTTGCAATTTGTGATTGTGCATTATATAACGCAAACGCACCAGTGCTTATAACAGCTATAAATGGTTCAATATTATTTCTAGGAAAAGCAATTGAATTTTGTATTTCAAGCGCACTTGGGCGGTTAAATGTATTACTGCTGCTATTTTTAACCCAAAAATAATATTTTGTAGTTGCATATCCAGTATTTGGATCTACTATTACACGAGTGCTGTATACATCATTAACAGTATACAGTGGTGGTGTAAGAAGATTTTTGGCAGCATAGTCTTTGGGAAGTAAATCACTTTCAATCCATTCATATACAGAGACAGAACTACTAGGAAAAGCAAGTCCCCAAAAATTAAACTTGTCCAAGGTTGAACCTTGTGTATTATCATAGTATTTTATGCTATTAGTATCCCACCACAATTTTCCAACATGCTCGCTTCCCCAATTATTTTTACGATCATACGAAAAACTTACTGTGCTAGGCACATTACTATATACGGCTGGATCATAGTTCACTACATAATCAAGATAAGTTTCATAACTATAAGGAAGATATCCATGTTGCAAATCAATAACAGGCAAATCAGCGATTAACTTGCTAGTGGTGCTATTGTATATATAAGCTCGCTCAATTAATCTGCTGTCAAAATCCTGTGGTTGACTACGAATTATTTGCCAAACAGGATTTGCATTTTTGCTATAGTAGATATACATAGCACCAGTTGGATTATTAAGAATATTTGCAGTAGGTGCTCCTACCATTATAAAGTTTTTAGATATATCTACACCACTAGCAAAACGTTCTAGCGATGTTGCGGTATTATGTGTTAGTATTGTGCTATACACATAACTGCCACTATCATTAATTGTTTCAGTTGCAGCCGGTAAATATTGATATAAATGCGCAGCACCACTGCGATAAATTGTGTCTATAAATTTTGTGCTACGGCTATCAAATCTTGTAATAGATGAATCAAATGTAGTTGTAATTTTTGTATTACTAAGTGTAGAACCTACAACTAAAGAAGTTGAGTCAGGACTTAAACTAATACGTTCGCCAAAACGGAGAGTATCCTGTGCAAAAGGTGCATAGATTACCTGTGATAATTTCCACTGTGCAATTCCCATGATTTCAAGTGGGTTACCATATTCATTGCGTAGGCGCAGTTTATCATAAGAAGTGTTTAAATTACTGGTAATTGTAATTGAACCATCATTATTTGCTGCAGCAGAAATGCCTGGTAATGCAGCAGTATTAATATCATTAACAGTATTGGTAACAGAACCTCCACTAAAAATTACCAAATAATCGTTTATTCTTATTGAATAACCTGCAGTCATAGCAAAGTTATTAACAGTTCCCGTTATACTGCCATATTTTTTAGGTATATCTGTATATCGCCATACACTGCCATTGCCTCTAGATCCATTATTCCAACCTGGTGAACCGATAAAAATATCTGTATTATTTGCAGAAATTTTTACTGTTTCACCATAGTTGCTGCCTGATTGAATTGTATCTGTGCTAAGCACTGCAACTTGTGCAAATTGATTTGTTTCAACATTTACAATAGCATCAATTGATGGGTAACTACTTAAAGTGACAGCATTATTTCCAAAATCAAAAATAGCGCCACTATCAAGAATGCCATCTACATGCACAACAGGAAAAGATGTTAGATATTGTGTGGTAAGCGTAGAGCTGTTTGCAAATGCATTGCTTAATTGAAAATTGTTTACCGAACCATTAGCTATTAAATTTTCAACTGTTCTTTCGTAAACATATGATAAACCACTATTAACAACTCCACTATTTGATACAACACTATTTGGAGCACCAATAACAACTTCTCTACCATTATTGTTAGTATTAACGTAAAAACCAAAACCGCTAGCTTGAGAATCACTTGTTTTTATTACATTTACTTTTCTAAAATATGGTTCATATACAAGACTTATGTTAGCGTTAAGTTCTGGCGCTGTATAAAATGCTACATTATCAAAACCAGGATCACGATAATAGTCTAAATCTGGAACCTGTAACACGCCATTTATATAAACTTTAATATCTTGTGGAGCTAATCCTTGACCTAGTGCAGTAGTAGGATATGTAAATGTCTTACTATTTCCATCACCAAATCTTAAACTGGTGCTTGGCACAACATTTGCGTATTGATAAACAAAAACTTGATTACCATTAGGTTCTCCGACATAAAGCCAGTTACCATCACTGCTCATAGAAAAACTAGTAGCAAATTTAGAACCAGGCACAAGAACACTGTAAACAGAAACATTACTATTTGGAGCAAGTGTTACACCAGCAACAGCTAGATTTGTAGTTATACCAAAATAGTTAAATTGTGAATTTGTGCCAATATTTGCAATTTTAGTTCCAGTTGGAATATCAGCACCACCAATACCCATACCAACAGCAAAGTTTGATAAACTTGTAGTATTGGAAAATAATACATATGCGTTACTTTGTGATATACCAGCAGTTTTAATATTAGCGTTGTCATAATGTATAATTTGTGTAACAGCAATTGCTTGGCTATTTGCGGTGGCAATATAAACACTGCCATAATTTTGTCCAGCTGCTCCTATTGCTGCTATATTGTTATCATTGATATCTACTACAGATCCAAAACCTTGTATACGAGAATCAGGATATAGACTAGCTACTTCTTGCCAAATATTTTTTTGATTTTTTCCATAAACAAAAACTTGACCAGTATTGTTTTTGTTGCTTGCTCCTACTATAGCTACATTTTGATTTTTATTAATTTTTATGCTTGTGCCAAAATTATCTGCATTAGTTGTATAAATTGGACTTTTAGTTTCATAAAGTGGATAATTTGGCGTATTTTGTAGAACTTGATAACCGCTTGGACCATTATCAATATAAACAATCTCACCACTTTGCCAACCACGAGCAGGTATAAATTTTCCAAAATCTCTAACTGTTGTATAACGAACATTTATTAATTTAAATACTTGAGAACGCAATACACCAGCAGATACGTTAGTATTATTAGTTACTTTTACACTAAAAACATTTGAGCCTGTGCGACTCACACGATAAAATCCACTTAAATCTGTTACATTAGAACTACCACTATAGCTTATCTTTGCTCCCTTCAACATTACATAATCAAGAACAGCAAAACCATGCGGTATATTTGTTGTAAAGGTTAATTCTGTTGGGCTTGTTTGATTTACATTTGTTACATAAACAATATCAGTTTGTGTTAAACGATACACTCCCCATTGGTTATTGCTATCAGCAGCAATCCATATTTTACTACCTTCACCTAACACCGTGTTTAATCCACTTATATTAAAAATTTTGCTTATATCATAAGTGGTAAGTGCAACATCGCTTGTATTTACTGGACCTGCATAAGGCACAATTTGATTACTGTTTTCTGTTTTTGCGAATAAATCTGTGCGATAATTATTAGGTGCAAGTAGCAAGTTTTGTGGTTTAATACTATTGTATACAGAATTTGGTGCATCATTCTTGCCAATAAACTCAAATAAGTATTGATTGTTTATAGCTATACTATTACCTATAGCAAACTCAAGTTTTTCGTAGTTTGTTGTGCCGCCATAATTACCTAGTTTTAATGCCCATTGTTCAACCAAGCTAATATCACTATCAATTCGATTTTGTTTATTGCGTAAAAAAGCATTGACTACTGCTTGTGTGCCTTTTTGAGCGATCATTCCCAAATAAAATTTATATTGAGATGTTCTATCTATACCTAAATCGGTAAGATACTGACGATCTTGAAAACCTGTAGCATGTTTGCTTTGAATATCAGCACTAGTATTCAAATCTGCTTCATCTACATTATAAAAATTAGCAAATTGAGCTGCACCGCTAGCCATGTTTTGTATTAATTGCTTGCTAAGCAATTTGCCACTTATTTCATACCAATCAGTAGCTACAAATTTTGGCTTACCTGGTATAAAATTTTGTGCAGCATAATATTTGTTTTTATAAAGAACAATATCTCCAGTATAATAATCAGTATAACTATACCAAATATCAATATCACTATAATTAATTAAAAAACCAGGTGCATAAAAGCTACCATTCCAACCCTGTGTTTTTGTGCCATCAATACGCAAACGATACTGACGACTACCTACTTGTTCATCATATAAAATATCATTAAAGACAGTATTATTATCAAAAATAATAGTATGTTCATATTGAACAACAATTATGTCAAGTAAATGTATACCTTTTTGCGTGTCTTTTAATTCAACGTTAAAAGTATTATCATCACGAAATACACGATAATCACGACCAGTTAACACAGCACCATCACTGTTTATAATCTTTGTACGATTATGATCATTGGTTATTGTGTCAACTATGCCATACTGACTGCTAAATGATATATTTGTGCCAGCTGGTGTTAGCGAGATTACAGTATTACTGCCCCACTCTTGCAAATTCCAAAATAAAAATTCTTTTGCTGCTAATGTCCAATCACTAACAGTAGCATTATCAGATAGTGTATTATTAAAAATAAAACCAAGATTTGTTAGATATCTTCCATAACTAATTAAAAAGTCAACAACTTGCTGTTGAGTTGCAAATATTGTACCATATGGAAAACTGACAACAGTATTCTGTGCATCTTTGTAAATTACTGCACTTGCAGTTGATACTGTAATACCATAATTGTTAGAATTGATAATGCTAGGTATAGCTAAAAAATATGGGCGTTCTTTATCAAAACCACTGATTTGATAACCAGTATTTGTTTTTTGCACAACAACTGCGCTATATACTGCTCGTGATACAGGCGCACTTTTAGTAACTTTAATTTGATAATTTTCTTGAGGAATTAAAACGCTAGTATTTGTGCTTTGTGGACTAACCTGATCAGCAACTACTGTAATATAACTTTTATCGGTATAGCCACTTAATTTGTAAACAAGGTTAAATGTGCTATTATTAGCAACATCAATCCAATTACGTTGCACGTCTAAATTATTAGCAACCAATAGCTCTCTGATAAAAACATTTAAACCAGGCACATATTGATCAGCACCTGTAATATCATAGCTAAACACACGATTATTATTTTTGATGTTAATAATTTGATTCAAGCTACTATTATACACTACGTCACGAGTGTTATACTTTAATGCGCAATATTCTGCTGGTCTTGCTAAGCACCACGCAACTTGAACTGCAAATGGATATGCACTGCTGCGACGCCATGTTGTTTCTGCTGGACTTTGATCGCCTACACGCCATGCACCAGTAGCAGAATTTGCATCGAAACTTTGCAAAATAGTAATATTTGGAGGTAATAAATTACCATGTTCATCAGTTGGTAAAATACGACTTAAACCTGGTCTGCTATAACGATAATTGATATAACTTTTATCTGGAGCACCGTTATAAACTAGACCTAATTCTAAATCATTCCAAAGAGTAGTGTTTTGATTACTATATGGTGCAGGTCCATATTTGTTTTCCCACCAATACGGTTCGCTAGTAAAACCAATCATTTCCCATGGGGCAGTATGTGGACGATCTGTATCATAAAAATAATTATAAATTCCACGCCAGTATCCAGGAACATTGTCGTTAAAAATTTTATCAATACCACTACTGTAATTTAAACTGAATAAATTATTATTACTTGTGTTATTGGTAAAAATATCAACATTATTTTGAGTGCTCCAAGATAAAAAGCTGCTGCTTAACAGCTGTGTCCACTCTGCAAAACTATAATCAGTTTTGCGAAAAGCACCAGGTTGAACGCTTACTAAATCATAATCTGAATTGTTTTGATATTCTACCGCAATATTATTGTAAACACGAGTTTCATATTCTAGTAGAATATAATCTCTATAGTCTCCATATGCAAGATTAAAACTACCATCATGACCAATTACAAAAGTTTGTGGACCACTAGAATATGTGTTGTCTATAATAATTTGTGGTTTAAAAGCTGGATATAAACCTAGCTTAGATGGAGTTGGTGGCACATTGCAACCAAGTGTGCTTGCATATTCATAGATATCTATTTGATCCAAACGTGAAATTTTTAAATTAGGACTTAAAAATATATTGACACTGCCAATACTATAATCAAGATCACGAACAAGAAGTTTACCATTTAAATAAACTAATACAGCGTTATAACTACTACTTTTTTTAGAAAAGTTGTTTACAAGGCTATAATTTCTATAGGTAGTATCCTGAACCGTATATGTATTTTTTATATAGTTATTTCCACCAGCTATCATATCGCTGTAATAAAAATTATTTGTGGTATTTGCAATTAAATTAAAATTTGCTAAAATTGTATCTAAACAAGATCTATAATCTGCAGTATTTGTAAATTGATATGAATTTATAAAATCTAATAATTGATTTTTAAAATTTTGGTAACTTTGACTTGCAAAATTAATTGCACGAATAGGATCTACATCTGGATTACTGAACAATAGTGCTGCTGGACGCATACTAGCACTATGTTGTAATAATTTACCACCTATGTTATTAAAGTTGATATCACGAAAATTATTACTGCCAGCTGGTTGACCTACCAAATCTAAACTATTATTGCCAATTTCAATTAAATGGTTTCTAACCTGACCTAATGTAATACTTGTAAATTCAGTATTATCACTGTTATTTGTAAGATTTCTTGGCATAGTATATAACTGTCCATAGTTTGAACTTGTGCCATTAATTTCTACAAATAATCTATCACCAGAATTTAAATTATTATTTAAATTTAAAATAGTTGATGTTTGTGTATTAGTAATGCTATAAGAACTTGGTGCTTGTAGTTCACCATTTATTTTTACAAATAAATTTCTTTCATATAAACTATTATTAAAAATTACACCTAAATCAAAATTATTATAACTTACTTCTGTTGCAGTAAATGTTTTTGTAATATGTTGCTTGGTTTTATCACTAACTTGAGACCAACCATTTGCAAATGTATAATTATTCCAACCTTTTATTTTTGCAGCATAACCAATATTAATGTGGGCGACAGTATCTGTTTGATTAAAATTATAACTGAAAGTATCGCTAATATAGTAGTTTGAAAAAACAATATCACCTAAATTGCCAATACTTTGATATTTTAAACTAAAACCAAGTTCACTATCACGTGAACCACTGCTTATTGCATAACCAAAAAGTTGACTACCTGAAAAATTACTGCTTTGATATGCAGTTAAGTCACTAAGTAGAAAACCATTATTATCAACAATATCAAATAATGGAAATTGTGGTCTACTATTTCGAATTTGTGCCGTATTCCATTTTCCATCTACATAATAGAACATATTTCCTTGATTTTTTATTCCATCTAGTGCAACAACACCATCACCATTTTGCACGGTTTTATATGGCAGCAATTTAATTTGATCGGCAGAATTATTAAATGAAATATAAGTGCCGCTAGGTATATCTGCTGTTAGATTATTGCTTAATACAACAAAATTATTTACTTGATCAATTTTAATAATTGTTGTATTTGCTGGTATACCATTACCAATGGCTGCTTGGCTAATTTGTAAATTATTAGTGTCATTTATATAAAGTATGTTAGTGCCTGCTGCGCTAAAAGCATAATTTATAACATTATATGTATTAGGACTTCTTGTCTTTACTGTTTCTACTTTATAAATTGTTTTACGAACTGCTGGATCAGCGTCATTTTTAAATAACACAGTAAAACCAGATTGTAATTGTATACCATCTGTTATAAACTTTCCACCACTTTGAAGAGCATAATTGTTAAAGCCTTCAATTTGAGAAAAGGCATTAGTTATTGAACTATCAACAACTGTTACTGGACCCATAAATGAAGTGCCATGATTAAACAATTTTAAATCAGGTAAAAATTCTACAATAGGTCTTTTAGCCTGATAGTTTGCATCAAAAACAAATGTTTGATTTGATATATCTGCAGCATACTGCAATACGTCACGATGAAACCAACGATTATTGCGGCTCCAGCTATTTCCATCAACACTGCTTCGATTAATTGAAATATAATCTTTTTGTGTAGGACTATTGTTGTTGCCATCATAACCACCGCCATCATATCCATCACCATTTCCAAAAAAACCACCACTTGCTGCATTAATATTTTCTGGTGTTACTAAATCTTGAAATGGCACAAGCCTAATAGCACTGCCAACTCCTTCAACAATATATTCATTGCCATAATAACTACTTGGTGATATTAAACCAGTAAATTTAACTTTAAGCCCACTTGTAAACTGAACACCATTTGGACTTTTATATTGATCTCTTCCTATAATAGTGTTTATATCAAGAACACTAGCAGGATCAGGATCAATAAGCAAAATTTCACCATATATATTTGGATTTACAGCATCTACATAATATAAAGTATCTGATAGTGCACTTAGCGTTGGAAACTGATGAAAATATCCACTGCTATCCTTATAACAAAAAGTATGTCCATATTGTAAACCTTGTGTTACAAAAACTTTTATATTACTTGGCCAATCTCTAATATAAGTCAATTTCATATTTCTATAATTTGGATTATCAATGGTATTATAGAATGTAATAGTACTATTAGTTACGCTTGTTATGGGAGCGCTACTTAAAGTAATAATATTTCCACTTATTGCAGTGATATATGTGTTTGATAGCAATACACCAGGCGCAGATACCACATCATTTATTGCAAGCATACTTGTGTCTGGTACAGTAATAGTATAAACATCTTTAGTTATGTCTACTTGTTGTTGTTTTATTTGTGTAGAAGGCAGTTGTGAAATGTTATCAACATTAAGTTGCCAGATTCCACCTCGTTGTGTTTTATCTATATTGTCCCATGTATCGTTATAAGGAACATTAATATAGATGTATTTGCCGTCAAATGCACGCACTCCATCAAAACTATTTGTTTGTATAAATGTGTCATAATTGATACCTTGTATTTTGTTATAAGGTATGTCTACAATCATATCTATATCGGGTATAGCTGGCAAATTTATTAATTTATCTTGTGCTGTTTTTTGTGGAACGTTAAAAGTTATTGACCCATAGTCATTGCCATTACCAACAACCCCTAGAACATCACGTGTAGAAATATTATTTTGAATTTGCGATACACCACTTGTGCCGATTTCTGTTTGTATATAAAATGGAAAACCATTTTGACCAACATGAAAATTATATTGACCACCACGAACTAATGTTATTGTAGGGTTTATTACGCTTCCATAGCCATCTACCTGATATCCACTGCGTCCTAGTGCAGCGCTATTTTTCTCAGTTTGCTCAAGTGTGCTATAGCTTGATCTATGAAAGTAAAAATCATTTTTAATTGGTGAACCACTTGCAGTAACATCTAGCGTCAATGGACCTTTTGGAACCCAATAATACTGTCTGTAATTTGTTAATTTGTCAAGATCTATGAAACCATTGTAGTTATAATAACGATTTGTAAATAATCTTTGATGATTATTGTTAATACCACCATCACTTGCAATTTGGTTTAATAAATCTACATAATTATATACATTTGAAATTTTGTATGTATTACTGTTAATAGCTCTTTTTTTTATTACTATGCCAGGTTCTAATTGGTAAAACTGAGAATATGCATCATTTTCTGAAATATAATAATCTGTTTTTTTAAAAACACTGCTTTGATCTTGTTGACCGATGTAACCATAAATCTTTTTTAATTGTGGTTCTTGAATCAACTGATCTAATGTAGCATTTAGAAAACGATTATTGCTACTAGTTTGAAAAATTTGTGGTAAAAATTTATTACTTTTACGTTTTGCCATCTTATTAATATCCTACCACATTTTGACCAATGCCCGCAGCATTAATGCCAGCAAGAACGCTTTGAACAATTTTAATATTATCAACAGTGGCTGCACTTAAAAATATCTCATTTGGCTGACAACGAATTTCATATAAACTGCCAAAAGTAGCTGTTATGTCTATAGGAACTAAAACTACACTTGAAATATAACCATTGAGTTTTTGATGTAAGTAACTGGAAAGTTCACTAAAATAAAAAGTATCACCAAAATCCCAATTGTCAAGAACAAAATACGCATTTATTGCATCTACTACACGACTTTTAATTTCAGTATCACTTAGCGTTGTGCTAGGACTTTTAATAACTTGAAAATTAGCACGTAAACTACTTGCTGCTTTTGCACCAAATAGCAGTTTATAGATACCAGGATTCAAAATCATTTCATCACTAATCATTTTATATGTAAACAAATTGCTATAACTACTATTAAGTGTCACACTATCTAAATCTGATGGTTTTTTGACAGTTCCTGTATTATCTAACACATAATTGCGATAGCTTTCATCATAACTGCGTGTAAGAATATATGTATCAATCAAATTTGTTGCTGCTGGATCAATGCGTCTTGTATTTTCAGCATTGTGCTGATACTCAAAAATTAAATTTTGACGACCATAATAATTAAGATAATTAGTGCTTACATCTACAATAGTTGCTACACCATTAATACTTTGAATCTGATAAAAAGCATCATCACCAACACAATAGAATAAACTACCAGTTGGAAAATTATTACGAACAGCATTTAGTGCAACTTTGGTAGAATATAAAGTGCTTATTCCGCCAGTTGGAATCAACGCATAACGTACTAAATTATCGTTATCAATATATTTCTTGTAAAAAATAGTAGTAGAGGTTGTGTTGACTTCACTAAAAATTAATGGATCAGTTGGTAATCCACTTGTTTTACTTGTTGGGTAAGTTACAAGCACACGTGTGCTATCTGTATATCCATCACTAAGAACAACATTTTTGTATATATTTAAATTTGTATCATTTGCAATACCATTTATACCAAGTATACGAATATTATCTTTTACTAAACTATTAGTTGCAGCATCATATACAGCAGCGGGACTACTGTTTATAAAGCTAATTTGAGCCGCACTACCAAAAACATAATTTAATTGGCGATATGTGACTGTATATTTTACACCATCTGTATTAAATTTTATTAACCAACTGCTATCAGAGTTAGTATACTGTGATGCAAGATTAAAATCCCCAGTGTTATTAACTTTAGAAATATCAATTTTTACCCAAGGATCATTTACACCAGCAGTCTGTGCATAATCATATACAAGTGCAAATTCAGTTTTGTTTAAGATATATCCCACAATGCTGTTTACAGTATTATATTGAAAAACAGTAGCAAATTCAGCATATACCTCGCTAATAATAGCATTACTTGGTATATTTTCACTTAAAGTAACTGCGCCTATGTTTCTACCAGCAACCAGCACAGTACTAGCACCTGTTCCCGTAACACTTTGAATACTTGCCCAAATTACTATGCGATCAGTAGAAATTTGTGGCATACCAGTAATAAGCGTATTTGTTGCATCAAAATATTGACCACTAGGTGCTGTAAATTTAATCAGTGTTCCTACTCGCAGATATTTTCTGCTGTCTCCTTGACTATTTCCAATTTGTATTGGTGGATTAGTATATGGTTGCCAATATGTTGTATTAGTTGGTAAAGCACCTAACGTGCTTTGTGTGGCTTGATATAGCAAACCATTATATAATACAACCGAATTTATTGAATATGAAGTTGTTGGTGAAAAGTCATTGCCAGTTGAATAGTTTTGTAAGAAAAAACCAGTGCAAGTAGTAGTGTCATTTGTACTTCGAGACCATATAGTTGGGTTAATTGCGCTTATCTTAACAGTAGGAAAATTTTCATAATAAAAATGACGCAGTGGATAATCTGCTAGTATTGGTTGTATCATATTATTAATAACATTTATAATATCATTACGACTATTATACGTAAAATCAAATGATTGTGTAAATGTATCCTTATAAAATACTCCATCTTTAGCATATAGATCAGTAGATGTATACTTGCCAGTTGGATCAGTTATATCTAGTCCACGAGATACTCCACTAGCAAAACGGTTTACACTTTTTACCTTGACTATATCACTGAAACTAGTATAGGGAAATATATTGTAATCTTCACCATTAACCATACGATTTTGTGTATAGTATGATTGTGGTGCTTTTTGTTTGATTTCACTTGTTAAATCTCGACGTGAACTATTGCTAACTGTATATTGTAGTGAACAATTAAGAGTTAGTGTTTGCACTTGATTATTTTTATCAATATATGGGATTGCTACAGAAATATTAGCCATATCGCTTGGTGCAATTCTATATGTTAAACCATTTGCTACACGATAATAAGCACGATAGTTTCCAAGTGGAATCTCGGCAAAACTATCGTCGCCAAATATCAAATCAATCTGGTCGTTAATGCGTGTGTTGACACTGTAAAGAGTACGAATACCACGAGCAGTACTATTATAGATAGCATTGCTGCCACTAGTACTTGCCACTTGTGTCCACTGATTTCCAATTGTGCCATTTACAATTTCATACATCCAAACATCGTTGTTATTGACATTTTCACTATTGATAGAGAAAATACGATTAGCTACTTTATCAGTCAGGGTAAAATCTATAGAGTTTAAAACACCTTGTTTAAAATGAACAAAGAAACCAGTATTAGCACTGCTGTTGCCACGACTATCATTTTGATAAATCAATCCAAACTGACCACGAGTGCCAGGATCATACTCTGTAATTGTATCTGTCGTTAATATATTAGCACTTACAATTTCAAAATTTGTATTTACTGTGCCTATATTACTGCTAAACCCAAAAATTGGTAGTATTGTATTTGGAACAGATATATTATATTGCTCTGTGCGAACACCATTGATAACTTTACTAGCATATGGTTTACCAATCTTTTGACTACTGCTTATGGCTGCATTAAGAATTTGAGAAAATTGTGTTACCCAAGTTGCATTATTGGCATCATTCCATAAAATTGCAGTTCTGGCAAGATTTGTGCCATTAAGATCAGTTATACTTTCTGTAGTTGTTACACTGTTTACTTTTAAAAAACCACTTGCGCTGCGATTACGATTTGGAACGTAATTTAATTGTTTTACTAGTTTTAGCACGCTGTCACGACGTTCTGCAGTTTCTAGGAAATTTTCACGAGCATTTAAATCTGTGCGAAATGCTACACTTTGTGCAGTAAATGCAATTAAATCTAGTAGCGCAACATATTCACTGCTTTCTATGAAGTCATTAAAATCTTCAGCATAATATGTTTTAACATAATCAACCATTACTTTGCGTAGCGTTTCAAAGTCATAGCTTTGAAAATCTGCATTGGAAAATGTAGTATAAATTTTTTTCCAATCTTCAGTTGCAAATATATTGGTCTGACGTGTATTAGTTGCCATTGATACTCTCTGTCACAGATTATTTATTTGTAAAATAAACTATGTATATTAAAGAACATACAGCTGTTGTGAAGTATTATCAAACAATACATTTAATACGGCAATTTTATTATCAGTGGCAAAACGCAGTTGAAAATTTAATACTAATCCACGACCATCAGGACTTTCTTGAATAAGAGTTTGGCTTACAACGTTAAATCGTGGATCATATCCTATAATACGATCAATATCTTGTTTTATTTCAGCTTTGAGTGCAGGCGTTAGTGGGTCAAAAAGTCGATTCCATACAATACAACCAAAATCTGGATTTAGCAGTTTTTCACCTTTACGGATTTGCAAATGATTAAGCAAATCTTGCACAATAAGATCATTGTCTGTAATACCAAATGGACCAAACGATCTATTAACTGAAGAGTATCCTTTATATAAAGCCATAATAATATTTACCTTATATCATTTAACATGCTGCTGCAGCCTGTCCAGTGGCGGCACTGCCTTGTGGAGTATCACTGCCTCCCCTAGCTCCTCCGCTGCCTGTCGGTGGTGTAGTTCCTGTGATAACATCTTGACGATCACGACTTGTAACAGTTGTAGCCACTGTAGGTTGGGTTGGCGGTGAAACACTATCTGTTGGCGTTGGTGTGTAAGGATCATTATATCCACCACTTAACGTTCCTTCACCTATACGAGGGTCATCACTAGCTACAGGATTGCTCAAGGGCACTGGATTATCAACAAAAGAATAACCTGTGTTACCTGAATTAGGGTTACCAATTGTAAGCGGTGCGCCGTCTGGTGACTGTGGTTGTGCAAAAGTAGGCAGCGATTTATCAGTATATTCAACATCACGGTTTGGAACGGTGTAAGGATCACCAGCATCTATCTTGGAATAATAATCGTTTGTAGCAACTGTGACAGGCGATGGCGCACGATAATCTGCAACTGCATCAGGCACTACTGGACGATCAACAGTAAGCTGAGAATTATAATCTTCAATGTTTTTTAAACCTTGTGGAGTATAATTTGCTGCTATTTCACCTGGTGTCAAACCTTGAGCAGTAAGATCATTAATAGTTTTTGGTTGTATTACTATGTTATTACCGCTATCATCTTTGCCAATATAAACTGTTTGTCCAGTATTTTCATAGGTAATTTGTTGTAAACCAGGCACAGCTGGATTAGAATTTTTATTGCTATAATTTGATTCACTGTAATTAACTGTTGGTGCACCTGTTGCTGGCAAACCTCTGCCTAGTTGACCACTTGTATTATCTATGTTTGATGGGTCACTTAGATTTAATGCAGCTAAATCTTGTTGTTGTTGTAGTTGACGAGCAGCACTTGTAGTGCCAGTAGCATCACTTGGATCTTTGTCAAGCAGTGGATTAGTAGCAATCACAGTATCTCGTTCACTTTGTGCTGTTGCTACAGCATTATTTGCTGCATCTGCATCGCTCTTAAAAGCAAGTGTTCGTGGATCGCTTGCGCCAAAAGTTTGAACTGCACTATTATATTTGGCTGCAGCAGCATCTGCATTTGCTTGTGCAATAGCAACACTTGTTTGTGCTGCATCAACACGTTGATTTGGTGTAGGGCCAGGCGTAACCACATCTGTGGTTTGTGCTTGTGTTCCAATATATTGTGCACGCAATTCAGCACGTTGCTGTGGATCAAGTGAACCATAATTCACATTTAAATCTGATGGTCTTGGAATAGGGAGAGGTATACGAGATGGATTTGCTGCGTCAACTTTTGAGGTTGCATCTACAAAACTGCCACCACTTGCAAGTATACGCTCTGCATCTTGACGACTAGCTGCTTGTTTTGGATCAACTGCAACAAATCCATAACTGCCTTGTTGACCACTAGTAGGATTTTGTGAGGTGCCACGCAGCACGTTATTAACAGCATTACCTACTACCCCACCAACAACACTTATTGCACGATTTATTAAATTATTTCCAATATTATTTGCAATACCGCCTAATAAACTACCACCACCCTTCTGCAGAGCAGGTGTATTTGGTGAAACAAACCCAACGGCATTGCCGCCATTATTCCACGGCGCATTTGGTGCTATTGTTTTTGTAAATTCACTACTTGAAATTCCTAAACTTAGTGCACAACCTGATACTACTTGATCATAAGTGTAAATTATACGACCTTGAATTTTACGTATTACAACGGTAACCCATGTAATTCTTGTTTGAGGATCACCTAAATTTACAAAATCATTGGGGTTTATTCCGCTGTTATTTTGTACAAATCTTACAAAATCTAAAACTGTATTTGATTTTAAATCGTTACTTTGCAGATAATTTGCTATTAATAGTATGGCAGTAATAGGTTTTTTTGTTGCATAGCTATCAAATAATGTAATGAGTGCAGCAATACCATCTTCTGGTCTAGTATAAACTGCCAAAGAATTAGCATAACCTACGGCAAATTTATCACTTGTGCTATATTGTAAATTACCAGGATTGTTTTGCAATTCTCCTGAACTATAATTTTGATTTGTAAACTGACCAGATTTAGCATTACCAATATCTAAAGCACTGCCACTGCCATGTGTAAGATTTTGTAACAGACTTTGGGTTGCAAAATTAGCAATTAACCCAACTGTATTATCAGATGTGTATTGTGCAGTAGTGCTACTTTGTCCACTTACACTGCCTTGTTGACCGCTGTTATATGTGGTTGGTGTTATATTATTTGTCATAGGACCATAGCTACTTGGTATATCGTTGCTGCCATAATTATTAGTAGCGCCATAAGGACCGCTGCTAGTGCTTTGACCTTGTGTTTGACCATAACTAGGTTGTGCTTGTGGATTAGCTACACCACCAGTTGTAGCAGGTGCATTTTCTGTGGCTCCACCTGTCGCTGCATTAACGGTCTGATTAGGTGAAGGTCCGCCGCCTTTTGGTGTGCTGCGATTAAATGGCTCATGTGTTGGCATATTTTTTGGTGGAGTTGCTCCACCAGCTTCCATAGCAGGTGTAACACCAACTGTGTTGAGAGTGATACACAGTGCACGCATATCAAGGTGTCCATTGCTTTTAAATTGTAAGCAAGTATCACCAGTTACATATGTACTCTTACCTTTTAAATGCAAACTCATAGCGCCAGTGACTTTTGTGCTGCCACTGCCTTTTAAATTTAAATCTTTGCCTTCTATATTGACATTAGTGTCACTTTTAATATTAATGTCCTGTTTAGCGTGCATCGAAATACCGCCTTCAGTTTCTAAATTAAAACCTGCTTTAGCTGTAATGTTCATAGTGCTTTTGTTAAATATGTTTATATCGCCTTGCGATGTTAGTTCAACCCATGCGGTGCCTTGACTATTAATAATATAGATAAAATCTTTGGTATCATTCATTAATATCATATGTCCAGCTGCAGTTCGCAAACGCATTTGAGCATTTTTGCCTTTGTAGTCACCATCATCCATCACAAAAGTATGACCACCTTTACGACCAGCAACCCCAAGCACAGTATCTTCATTCAATGGTTGACCAGGTGTTGATATTCCAAACACACTGCTTGGTGTTTCACGAAATGCACTGCTAGTGCCAGGTCCACGATCTGGATCTTTTAATATGCCCTGTGTATCCCATGTTTTTTCTTGAACTTTATGAGTAAGATGTGGTAGTTTTGCAAAATTTGCTAAATCACCACTGGCTCCACTTTGTGAATTTAATGGATCAACAAATAAGTCAACAACAGGAGCAGGTTTGCTGCCATCGATTGGTGCGCTTATAGCAGGCAACATATGTAAACTAGGCCATTGTGGAACGCAACCAATCCAGTATCCACGTGCAGGATCACCATTAACAAATATACAAATAACATCAACACCTATATCAGGTGGGACAAACCACATTCCATAGCTATGCGGATAATGTTCATAATCACTGCCAGTTTGTTGTGGTGTTACGCCATAAAAAGGCGTACTATACGAAACGCTGCGCCAACTACGATCATCACTTGGATCGCCTCCTAATTCTGGTATCCATACTTGTAACCGTCCACTGCGTAAAATATCAGTATTTGCTTTAACTGTGCCAATAAAAGGACCAGGCGCAATATGAACACCATCTGCTTTAGCATGATCATACTGTTTTGCGGTTTTGCTACTGCCTTGTCTGTTTAATGGATCAGCCATGTGATTTTCCTTGTAGCATTATGGTCCCATATCTTCTGCTATTGATGCATTTGGGTTTGTTCTAAATTGTGTTGCACTAGCACCACTTTGAGGTTGTGGCACAAGTGAATATTTACCAGTAACAGGATTATATATTTTCTTTACAGTAGTATCTTGCACACTATTTGTATTCCTAAACACATTCATGTTAACCACATCTGCATTTTTTGGTGGATTTGCTACTGCAGCACTATCAGGTGATGCAATACCAGCAGTGCTTGGTTCTGCTCTAGGAGCATTGCCAACATTATCACTAGCAGTTGGTGCAGAGTTATTAACTTTATCTGCTCTGGCAGCAGGCGCTTTTGGTGGTGTTTGATTTCTTACACGCACATTAGTTAATTTTTGTGTAAATTTACCATTAGAAAAATTACTTTTTACACTTATAACTTGATATATTCCACTAAATTGACTATATTTACCACCGCTATTAAACAAACCACTGGTATCATCATAATCAGTATCAGGTGTTGCAAAATAAAAATTAAAATACACTGGATTTGTAAAGTTTACACTGCCACTGCCTAAGAAAGCGCCATTTGGTAGCACAGGACCAAAAAGTGGCACATCTTGTGAAATCCAATCAGGGTCTCCGATAATAGTTAAATCAAGTGATATCATATCACCATGATTATCAAATAATTTTTCCATAAAATCTTGTGCTACAATTTGTTTTTCTGTAGCAGTTGTATCGCTGGTATTTTGTTGATTCGCTATACCGGTAGTATGAAAATAGCGTGGTTTGAAAAATCTATTATCAGTATAACCATTATAAACTGCTACTTGTTCATCACCACTATCTTTGATATTATCTTTACTATCTTTGGTATAACGAGTGCTTACACCATTTTTTACCTCAAAAAAAGCCATTTGATAATCTATGCTAACATCTAATACATCACGATTATTGCCACTGTAGATATATTCATACAGTTTTACAATATCACTTTTTTGCACTTGTTGTTGACCAAAGTTTGGTGCATCTTGACCACGAACAATATAAGGCACAACATTGTAAGTAATTTCACGCTTATAAAAATTTGTGCCTTTGTCTAGTGTTCCAAATATAATTGTTGGATTAATTTTCCACCATTTTATAGGTGTATCTACATTAGCTTGTTTAGTTACTTGATCCAAAACATAACTTGATACTTTAATTACACTGTTAATAAAATCTGTAATTTTAGTGCCTGCCTGTGCACGAAATGTTTTTTTTGTAAAATCTGCTATAAGATTACCAACTTTTCCATCTTGCTTAAGCTGTGCAGTTTTAGTATCATTGTTATCGCCACTTGTGCTGCCAACACTGCGTTCACTAAATGCTTGTGGATCTACGATTGTTGCATTTAAAATATCACTATGGAATTTAAATTTATATTCATTTGGTTGATACTGACCTTTGTTCACTGGCGCAGCTGCGCTATCTTGATCTACTGCTCCACTTTTACATTTATCAACTTCATTTTTGTTAAGCGCTGATTGTAAACCTTTAGTAATAATTATACCACTGCCCTTATCTAAATTGCTTTGAGAATTTAAATCAGTGGTTTTTGTTTCACTTCCAGTGCGATCACGATTTGCAACACTAGTAGATGATGTTCCACTAAATTCTTGCGCTTCAAATAGCTCAGCTATAGTTTTGGCTTGAGTTTCAACATGAAATGGTATAACATTATCAATACCAGTATTAGCTAATAGATTAGTTGGAATTACTGTGCAGCTGTATATGGTTCCACTGCTGTTAATTTTAAAACGCATATTTAAAAAAGTAAACGGTATATATTTGGTTGTGTTTTTTATTTTTTGTGGGCGACCTAAATCATCATACCCAACAAATTCAATTACCATCATAAAAAATAATGTATCCCAACTAGCATTTGCACCTGGATTAAATTTTTGATTGATTTTATAGCAGTTTTCTAAGAAATTTGTAGTATAAGGTTCTATGATATCAAATTTCATAAGAATTACATCTGTGCCACGTGTGCGTTGATTAGGCGAAACAATACTTTCAATTTCAATATTATCAATAGTAAGGTCTTTTGAAAAATAACTTTTATCACCGCCACTAGCACCACGTCCGCCATCACTAAGCACAAATACAGCACCACTTAACAATACACTGCCAGGATCACTGTTGCTGTCTAAACCTACTAACCTATTGATAGTACTTACAGGAACTGCATACAGTGTAACTTTGTATGTAGAATTTGCATATGCGTGCAGTTTGTTACTTGTATCTGATGGAGTGGCACTACTACCACTAGTAGAAGTTGAATTGCCTATGCCTGCCACAGGATCATTAGTAGCGGTGCCACTTTTAGTTACACGTGCAGTTCCAGAATTAGGTCCGCTGTTATAGCTATCAGCACCACTTTTTGGTGCTACATCACGATTTGTTGTTGTAGTTTGATCAGTGGCTACTTTGCCTGTTTGTGCGCTTATTGTATCTGGATTTTGTACAGGATTTCCGTTAGGATTATCTTCAGTAATACCATTATTTGAATTTTTATTTGCAGCATTTGGACTAATGACCGTAGCGTCAGGCGCAAGTTGATCTTTGCCACGTGGATCAACACTAGGCACAGCAACTGAGCCTGTGCTAGTGTTATTGCTTTGAGAACTATTTGCACTAGCACTAATGTCATTTGCGGCTGCTTGTGCAGCTATTATATTTTCTTTTGCAGTGCTAGCAGCAATAGCTGCTGCTTCATTTGCAGCAGCAGTTTCTGCACTTGCTGCTGCTATACTATTACTTTCACTAGGTGATATAATACTGCCAGCTTGACGGTCACGGTCATCTGCAACACGTATTACTGATGAACTGCTGCTAGGCTCCGGCACAACTATAACATTTGGATTATTTTGATTGGCAGTAATAATTGGCTGTGTAACTGCTGTAGTAGTAACTGTGCTAGCATCTTCTCGTGCAGTTTGTGCGTTGTATGCTGCAGTAAGCGCATTTTGAAATTCGTTATTTGTGTTACTTGTTGCTAGTGCTGCAGCATATTGCTGTGCTGTTAGGTTTGTTTGTGGAGTGTTAATTAACTGTCCAGTGCCAGCACCAGTGTTGTTAGATATGATTGTATCATATGGTCCAATATCTTGTGGCAGCGCAAATATTGTATCAAATCCACCAGTTGTGCCATTTCTTACCGCAACTTCAAGTGCAGGATAATTGCCACTTGTAACAATTGCGTATGCTTTTGCTTCATACTCACCGCCAAGTACTGCACCCGTTTGTGCAAGTTGTTGATTATACCATGTTTTTAATTGAGCATTGGCAGCAGTAAGTTGCTCTTGTGGAGTTAGTGTAGTTGGCACATTATACTCCTAGTGCAACTTGTAGTGTACTCTTTTTAGGCAAGTATATAGCTGTGCCCGCTGTAAAATCCCATAAAGGATCATATAAGGTATTTGGGTTTCGAACTGCAAAAACCCACCATAAATGTGCATCACCATATAAATCATATGCAAACAAATCTGGACGCAAATCATATTGTGGCGGTATAATTGTTAATAAATCATCTGCAATTTTTGGAATTGAACGATAATTTAGCAAATCTAAAAATTTACCATTACTAAAAAGAGGTGTGCCATAATATGGACTGTTTTGACTAAAGGATACCTGTGAAATAGCCATCAAATAAATCCTCCACTGCGTGCACTATTGCCTTTAGTAACCAGTGTGCCTTGACTAAAATCAACAAGTCCAAACTCATTGCTGATTTTATTGCGACTATATGTAGGTATCATACTTAATTGAATAGTTAGTGAAGTAGGAACTTTTTGATGCTGATTAAGCACTTTACAACTAATGTAATCTACATCATTAGGCATAGTATAATCAAAACCAGTTATAACAACAGGTATATGATCAAAAGTATACGGACCATAACCATCTAGGTAAAGAACAGGTGGTGGGGTGCCAGCTATTTGATCTTTACCATAAAACATTTTTGTAGCAGTACGAAAAAAATGTATCATCGCAAGCACATACTCAGCTTCTGCTGGATAATTAGCAGTAAACTGTGCTGAAATTGAGATAGAGTCTACTGAACTGTGCTGATATTGTGGCGTAGTATAATTGGTATGCACTAATGATACTGCATCATAACTGGCTTTGTGCGATACACTAATTTGTGGTGTGTATGGAAATAATACACCACTGGTATTTTGTAGCGGTTTAAATACATCGCTTTGCCCAATAAACTTACCAGTTTGATCATGAATAATTACTCGATCTTCTACATCATCTTGCCAAGCAGTATTGCTACCAGTGTTTGATGCTTGCAGTAACTGCTGTGGTTTAGCACCTACATCTACACCAGTGCCATTTAATCTGCCATTTGTAGGATCATAATAATTATTGGTGCCGCCAGTAAATGCATCAACAATTGCATTAACGCCTGCATTTATTACTGTGCTTACTAATTGTGTTTTTAACGTGCCAGTTCCATAATACGCTGGATTACTTTGACCATAATTATAGTAATTTTGTGCTGGTAATCGGTATCCTATTGTGCCAGGCACAGGTTGCTTATAGATATTGTAGTTATGATATGCAGCAATATTTTGATAGTATCCACCATTACCATAATTATTTTGTGTTAGACCGTTAAATAGGTTACTAACTGGATCTTGATTACTCTGTGGCGTTCTTGCATAAAATTGTTGCGGAGTAAATGAAAATTGTACCATAAAAATATTTATTAAATAATAAAAGTAGTATATAATAGTAACCATGACAATATCATCAGCACCAACCAAAAGAACACCGTATCTTACAAACAAAGAATTGTTAAAAGAAATTCACAAGAGCAAAAACAATTATTGTTCATTTATTTGTGAAGAAGATAAAACATATGATCTTATACTACCTAGTCTTTCAAAAATTAATCAACGCACTGTTGCAGAAGCCAAGCGTGCTCGTGCAGATAGGTTAACTAAAGCAGCTTGGGAAGCAATGACTGCCACTGGTGTAAAAACTAAACAAGATGCGCATACTGTTGATTGGCAAACTATCAAAAAAACAGATTTAGTATTCAGAATTACTACATGGGATCATATTCCACTTGCACCAGGTCGCAAAAAAACGCCAAAAAGCAGCGCAGATCATCATGTCAAAGTTAATTTTCCACCATTTCAACACTATCGTTATGATGAGAATGATAATCTTATTTGTTGTGCTAAATCGCATTGGGAAGGTGGTATTGCAAACGGTTGGTTTAATCGTGATCATGGCAAAATGACTCCAATGTTAGCACGTATGTTTATTAAACTATGTGAACGCTATGGTTCAAAAGGCAACTGGCGTGGTTATACATATAATGATGAAATGCGTAGTCAGGCATTGCTACAGTTATCACAGGTAGGGCTACAATTTGATGAAAGCAAATCTAATAATCCTTTTGCTTATTATACTGCTACTATCACCAATAGTTTTACTAGAGTTCTTAACGTTGAGAAGCGCAACCAACACCTTCGTGACGATATTCTCGAAGCAAATGGATTAAACCCTAGTTATACTCGCCAAACCGACAATGCTTTTCGTGGTGGTATCGGTATGGGCAGCAGTATTGATGGTATAGAATAAACGTGAATATCAATGATATCACTTCATTAGAACTAGAATTAACAAGCCGCTGCAATGCGGCTTGTTTTCTTTGTCCACGAGTAAATCCGCATTTTAGTGTTGAACTTGATCACAAAAGAGAAATTACAGTTGAAAATTTAATAACTTGGTTACCAGATATTCTACGTAAAAATCTTAAAAAATTAATATTAAAAGGAACATTCAGTGACCCACTTATGTCACGTTATTTGGTAGAAATTATAGAATGGTTTACGACACATACTGCCGTAGAGCAAATAAAAATAAATACAAATGGTAGTTTACGAAATAAAAAATTTTGGCAATGGCTTGCGAAAAATTTACCAAAAAAGTCTGTAGTTACGTTTGGTATAGATGGTTTGCAAGATACACACTCACTATATAGAATAAACACTGATTTTAATAAAATAATTAAAAACGCTAGTGCATTCATTGAGGCAGGTGGCAACGCTATTTGGCAATTTATTGAATTTGAACATAATAAACATCAAATAGAAGAGTGTAAAGCTATTGCAAACAAATTAAATTTTATAAAATTTTTTATATTACAAAATGACAGAAATGATAACAATATTGATAAAAAACTGATTAGTGAAAATATTATCAATAAAAAAGTAAAATGCTATAGTTTAGAAAATAAAGAAATTTTTATTAACTGGGATGGTGAAGTTTTTCCATGTTGTATGACTGGTGTATTTTCTATAAAAAATAAAAACTATTTTGATTTTTTATCTTGGAAAAAAACAATTTTACATTGTGATTTTACAAATAATAATTTAAATTATTATAGTTTAGAAGATATTTTAAATTTTTACACAACGTTTTATCAATCAGTTGAAACCACTCCAAGACTTAAAGTATGTGGAAAATATTGCGGTATAAAATAATTTGACAACTATTTTTTGATATAGTATAGTAGTAACATGTCCAATTTATTTCGTAAAGCAGCTATATTCACCGACCTACACTTAGGTTATAAAAGTAACTCTGCACAGTTTCTTGCAGACTGCGAGAACTATATGACATGGTTTATTGA